TGCTAGATGCCCGGCGTAACAATTTCAACAGCAGTTCGTACAGGCGCGGTCAACGTAGGTACTGCTCCCGCAGCAACCTTCTTCCTTTTGGGAACAGCCGAAAGGGGAATCGGCTCAACAGCCGTTTCCGTTACTTCGCTTGAAGATTTTCAAACAAAATTTGGTAGCCATGTAACTGGCTCATACTCTTGGTATTCAATGAAGACCTTCTTTGAAGAAGGTGGAGTTCAGGCATACTTCGTAAAAGTTAATGCCTCTGCTGGTGTCGCTGGGACTAAAGCCCTTGTAACCGCGACTGGAGACGGTCCTGGTGTTACTTTTACTGCGGTCAGCAAAGGCATTTGGGGTAACTCGCTCGCATTTGTTGTAACGAACAACACAACCACTTATGATGTCACGATTACCTACTCTGGTGAAATCATTTTCAGTGGCACGGGCTACACCGATTTGACAGGGTTGGTTGATGCAGTGAACGCTGATACAACTCTCGTGAACTATGTGACCTGTGCATTAACAGCGTCCGCTGTTTCTACGCACCTCCTAAAGACTGCTTCTTCTTCAAGCCCTTCTAACGGCGACAACGGAACTGTAGCGAAATCAGATTTCATTACCGCAATTGCACTGTTCACCGAAGATCTCGGTTCAGGCGCTGTAGCGGCACCGGGAATCGCAACAGGATCATCGGACTCGGCACTCTACGATGCACTTCGCACTCATGCCGCGACTTTTAACCGTATTGCTTTGTGTGGTTTTGCTTCTAGCAACACGCTTGCTCAAGCCCGTTCGGCTTCTGCTGGCTACACAGGAACCCTTTATCACGAACACATGGCTTTCTACCATCCTTGGGTGCAAATCCCTAACGGTTCGGTAACTGTAAGCATTCCACCAGAAGCATATGTAGCCGCTGTTCGTTCACGCACACATAACGCCGCTGGTCCATGGAGGGCTTATGCGGGTGTTGCATCTGAGGCAAACTTCGTTACGGGAATTGCATTGCCAGTGAGCCGAGGCGAAGCAGACCTGATGGATGCGTCGTATGTGAACCCACTGCGCCTTGTTAACGGTCGTGTTCGTATCTACGGAGCCCGTTCACACTCAACGGTGACAGCACAGTGGCGTTTCATCACTGCTCGCGACACAATCAACTACATTTCAACTGAAGCCAACAAGCGTCTTGAGGATCTTGTTTTCTCAACGATTGATGGACGAAGCACGCTTTTTGCAAACATCATCAACGCAATCCAGTCAGTTGTTGAACCAATCCGCATCAACGGTGGTTTCTACGAAGGATTTGCTACAGACGGTCGCCGTATTGACTACGGTTACACAATCAAGTGTGATGCTTCGTTGAACCCACTGACGCAACTTGAAGAAGGAACGGTCAAAGCACGACTTGGCGTTCGTGTCGCAAGCATCGGTGACAAAATTGAAGTTGATCTCATCAAGTCAAATCTAACAACTGCTTTGGCATAACGGAGGAATAAATGGCTCGTCCACAACTGTTCAAGAATCTTGCTACACAACGCCAAATTGTTGGCAAGATCACGCCATCGCAAGGTACCGTTGGTTTGCCGACTTTCCCTGACTACTTCACGCAGATCGCTGGTGGAGAAATCACGGCATCGGTTGAAAAGGTCTACCATGGCGGAGATTTGTTCTCTGAGACGCTTTGTGCTCCAATGGAAATTGGTGACATCACTGTAACTGGTTATGTTTCAACTGATACTGCGTTCATGCAAAAGATTCAGGCTTTGCGTCCGGTTGTTGGTCGCGTTCGCTACGACATTGATGTCCATGTTTTTGACTGTGATATTGCTGTTCCGGGTGCTGACCGTCAGTACACTAGCGCTCTTCTCGTTGGCTTGACCGAGCCAGACGGCGATGCAACTTCGGGTACTCCAGCGACTTTCACGCTCACATTCAGCGTTGCTACTGTTTCTGTAGGAAACTCACCACAATAACCATCTCCTCTATTTGAGGGTTGCATTTTGATGGGCGAAGGCGTGTTAGTGTTTCGCCTATGACCAACATTCAGTTCAATTCAGAAGATAGTTCAGACTTCCCTGCATCAACTGCACCGATGTCTCGCCGTGTAGATAACAATACTGCCGAACCAGACAATGTTTTGGACAGTTTGAAGAAAGTCATTCAAGACAAGGTTCGCCGTAGCGATGTCTATATCCCGATTCCAGAGCGACCCGGTGTCATGATTCGTGTTTCACCGAACATCACCCAATCGCAACTTAAGTCTTGGCGTCGTAACGCTGGTGAAGAACGCAAGGGTGGAATGGACACTTTGAAGTTTTCAACAAACCTCATTGCCGCCACCACTACGGGAATTTTGCTTAACGAAGTTGTTGCCACAGATGACAACGGTGTGGAAGTAACTTTTGCTTCACCTGAGATCATGGCTATGACTAACACTTCGCGCCCACATCCTGATTGCGTTTTGGCTTTCTTCGGTTTGGAACCCCATGTTGAAGCAGCGGCTGTTGCAATTATTGAGGCTGCGGGTTATGGAGACAATGTGGATGCAGTGGACCCTATGAAGAGGTCTTCCGAGATTTAACGGACGATTTCCGCGTTGTTTTAGCGGCAAGGCTTGGAGACCTCTTCAAAACAGATCCGATTGAACTTCTAAACAGTGATACCGAAGAATGGATCATTCGTCTAGCATGTGCTAAAGTTATACAACAGGATAGAGAAAAACAGGAAGCAGAAGCACGACGTAATAATCGTTAATCTGCTGGAGCGCTCATATCCATAACCCTTAAAACGGAGATGGATGCATGCCAGCCGAGCGCGTAGTAATTGATATAGAGGTCAACTCTGACATTGCTACCATTGAGGCTACCCGTGAA